CTAACTACTAACTACTAAAGAGGACACAAAAAGCATTTTGAGCCGCCGTTGGGGTCGGGTTGGGGTATGGACTACGCAATAGGGGGCATAATCGTTGTGATTCTGCTTCAAATCGCTCTTTTTAGAGTTTTAATTGAACTAAATCGTGAAATTTCCTTTGGATTGGGTGAATTAGACCGAAAAACAGCCGAAGCGATCGCTTCAGTCATTGAAAAGTTCGGTGGCGGCGGTGCTGAGCCCGTTAATCCGGTTCAAGCGGCTATCGCTCAACTGATTGCGCGGAAAACACAAGAGATTCCTCGGACTTTGACTCAACGCGACGGATCGGGGAAATTTAAGGTCGAGGAAATCCTCAAGCCTTAATAGCGAGGTTTTGCCCCGTCGAGATTAATGGCACGCCGAAAACAAACTCGCAGACGACGCACACCTTCATTCAGCATTCTAAACGCTCTTGAATCTCTAACTTATGCTGAGATTTTATCTCGCGGAACTACGGGTTCAGGATTATGGTCTTTTGTTACCGGCGAAGGCGATATAGCACAAGGGACAGGGGAAAACATCGGCGGCATTTGGGTTGAAGGTGAATACACCGGAACTGCTGAAATTAGCCTCGCTGATTTAATGCAAAACCCTTCAGTCGCTATAACCACCGTTGCCTCAAACTTCGCTTCTAACATCGTGCCGATGGCTGGAGCTATGTTCGGCACTCATTTGACTTTCACGGTTGGAAAACGCATTTTACGAAAACCATTGAATAAAATTAACAGAACGCTCGTATATCCATTACTTGGTAAAGGGGTTCGAATCTGATGGCTGATGTCGACGGATTCGGCCAGCTCGTAATGAGAGGCGGGGCGATAGTTCCGCTTTCAAATACCGCATTAACCGAAGGCGGTTTTGAAGAAATCCAAACCGACGCCAATTTTGTTGGATCGGCACAAAACGCAGGAACCTTCGCGACTCAATCACTAAACAATCCTGTCGTGATGAGGGCGGGGATAACTGCAACCACGGACATGTGCGCGGCTTACATTCGCTCGGCTGGAAAAATAAAAGCGGCTCTCCCCGTTTCCGGTTTAGCGTGTGGCGACATGCCCGCGCCTCTCCCTTATCCCGTTCGCTTAGTGAGCGGTGATTCTGTTATGGCACTCGCCAACGCCACCACTGATCGTGAATGTTCAGTAAGTGTTGCTTGTTCCAGCGGACAATACCATGTGTTCACGGTTACACCTACCGGCGCGGCTTCTGAAAATGAATTTGTTTCGATTTTGACCGGGCAATCAATCGGTGAAACTTTACAGGGTCAAACAGTAACTCACGCTTTCGGACTTCATGGCTTTGGGGCTCTTACAATCTCAAGTCCTGCGTATTTCCTCAACGGTAGCGGCGTTCCTGTCGGTTCAATCACTACTAACGATCCTTCGGTCGATACAGGCACTTTCATGACCTGCGTTGTCCCTATTGCATTGAATACTCGGTTGGTTATATCCACAGACGCATGAAGGTGTTTGAATGGCTATATCAAAACGAGCAAAAGCGCGACTCAAGATCATGACCGCCGGTGAAAAGTCGGCATTGAAGAAGGCTACAAAGCTCCTATACAATTCTGAGTTAATCGGCGTTAAGCGAATGCGCGAAATTATGAGATTCGCGGATAAGTGTTAGTCCATGTATTATTGCTACGGCCAATTAAGAACATCAAAGGGCGGTATTCCCGCCGGCGGTTCCGATCAACAAGTCGCATGGGGTGTTTTTACAGCCGGTGAGAATCCCTGCGAAATTATCGCGGGTCAATATCGTTCAGGTGATTTGAACGAGGATTATACCGTCGCAATTGTCCCCCCTGATTTTCCCACATTAGACGGAACGACTCTCATAACCGGCGGCAATCAGGGTGTTATGGCTTTGTTTACAGTAAAAGGAGGTAAACAAACCTCCACAATCCCCGGAATTTTCTATTCAGGGCTAACGAATAATGCTCAAGGGAAATTTATCATACCCCCGTATCATAATGTCGTAGTATGGTGTGAAACAGCATCGGCGGCCGATTTCAAAGTCTATTTCATGGGAATGGATTTAGTGAAGCCGTGATATAATGCCTAAGCCGAAACCCGATCGAGTTATTCGACACGAAATTGCATTATCCCGACCACTTCAAGAGTCCATTGATTCGTTGGTGATGGTTCAAGGTGTTGGAAAAGCGGGAGAGCTGGCTCAAGGGTTAGGAATTCCCGAACTAACGAAAGACCTAAGCGAACCGAGCAAAGTCATCGGGACTCTCTATGGAATAGCGACAGTGCTTGAAGCGATGGGCTTTGAAACGGGATTACCAACGCCGGTTGATTTGGCTCAATGGTGGCTGGAACGCGATGCCAAAATGGAGGGTATCAACGCGCAAAGAGAATTTAGCGGCGCGCCCGATAATGTGTTGAAGCAAATAATTGATTTATTCCGAGGATTACTCGGCATGGATTACAAGCCTTTCGACTACAACCCATTCAACGATGCGGCTCAAGCCGCTCAAGAGAACAACGACTCAATTCCTGCTGATGTGCCGACGACAGCATGGACACCGCCCGGCGGATGGAATCAATGGGCTCAAGATGTTTCTCAACTTTAGATCCAATCAATTAACCATTTAACGGCTCTTCTGAGATATTTTCGTTCCCTCAATACAGGGGGTGAAGGCTCTTTTTCGTCATTTCTTAGATGCGGGGCGATCGGGTTGCCAACAACTTCAGGGGCGATAGAAGATTCGTATTCGACGGCGGCGCGTGTAATTGCCTCAATCGCTTCTAATTGTCTTTCGTCATCTCTTTGATTTATTCCTTCGTTATATTCCCGAATTGCTGAAGCAGGGGGGCGGCATACAGGGAAACAAAGGCCGCATCTGGGTGATGCTGACGGATTGCACAAACCACGCGCTTTGAAGATGCTTAGAGTGGCATGAATTTGAGTCCTCTCTTGATTGTCGCGCTTCAAATTATCACGAACCCACAATGAGAAGTTCGGTTTAGCTCCTGCTAATTCGTCGGATAATTTGTCGAGAGAAACGGTTCGGATGATTCGGCTCACCTTTTCACCTTCTTCATTTTACCCAAGATCGGGGGCATGGCGCGCCCCGATTTATATCGCCAATAACCCAATTTGAAATAACAAAACTCATGGCAATTCCTTTTACTATTGATAGGGCTGGTATAGCCACAAATTGAACACGGTCTTTTCAAAGAAAATCCCTCACTAACCATCTTCTACCGAGGGGAGATTTTATCGATCGGGGGGTGGCACATAACCCACAACAATATCCAAGATATCCGTAATGCTTCATAACTGCATTTTGGTATTTTTCCATTTTAGTCACCTGCCAACATTCTTTGCACCAATCTTCTTTCATAATACCACCTGATTAAAATGATGATTCGTGCCTTTTATCGTTACCATACATTGGATCAAATTTGCTTCTTGAACTGATTCCCATGTCGCAAAGTCGCGTTCGGTTTTACAGAATTTACATCTTAATTTCATATCAAACACCCAGGTAGTGAGGCATAAAAAACCCCATTTTTGAAAGAATTGGGAAAAAATGAACACAAAAGCGTCATTTTAACACCTTCGATTTGTTGAGAAGTCGGTTGGATAAATCCAGAATTGCTTTTTCGATTCGGCGTGTTTCGGCATCCGTTCCGGTTTCCCTGCACAAGATGAAGATATTATTTCGCAGATCATCCTTGAACAGCAATCGTGCGGAAATCTCCTGATACATTTTCCGCGCCATTTCCCTTTGATTCATTCTTCATCCCTCGGCATTAAATGAGAAATATCCCTCTCTGCAATACACATTTCAAACAAACAATCTGCATTTGCGCAGAGAAGCATTTCAATTTCCATATCATCATCGTATGAATACTCGACACCAAATCCATTGCCGCCACAAAGGGGACAATCGTGTATCATTCAATCACCAACCAATCTAATTTTTCAACCATTGAATAACACCCGCCGTTTCTGCAACCACACCTGCACGCACCCCATGCGAAATGATATACTATAATTTTGTGACCGCAAATTGGGCATTCTAAACATTTGCCGTTTTTTCCCGATCGTGTGTTTTTGTTTACTTTTTCTCGCTTCATTCATCATCATCCTCATCGGGTATTCCGTAGAATTTCTGATCTATCGCCCCATAAAGACGTTCCATCAACCATTCCGTCTTCATCACATATTCAATTAATTCATCATCCGTTCTAAAATATCTTATCTCGTTTGCCATTTCTTCTCGCTCTCCGGGATGATGCGAGGCTGGGGGGGGTTATAACTGTATTTATTACCGACCTGTGTAATATAATCATTAATTATTACTCAACACGCCCCAAACACCTTACTACTACTACCTATACCTATACCTATACCTAACTACTAACTACTAACTACTAAAGAGGACACAAAAAGCATTTTGAGCCGCCGTTGGGGTCGGGTTGGGGTATGGACTACGCAATAGGGGGCATAATCGTTGTGATTCTGCTTCAAATCGCTCTTTTTAGAG